CGACTTATAGAATGTTATTAACGGAATACTGGTTAAGAAAATGGAATTTCAAATTAGAAGACCTAAAATATTTAAAGAGACATACGAGGGGATTCTTTTTCAAGACAATGGTATTGCCTTCAGGAAAAGTAATTAGACAAGCATCGGGAAGAGCATCTGGAGCAGAAAATACATCGGGTGGTAACTGTTTGGTAAACGTATGTGCACAAGCAACAAGAATAATGTATGTGATGCGAGAGGTACTTGGATATAAATGGTACACAATGGAAGATTTAGAGAGAGATTGGATAATATTAGTAGAAGGAGATGATGCAATTGTAATCGGAAATAAAGAATGGTGCAAATTATTAGTTTCACACGGTTTACAAATATGGAAAGATCTCGGATTTAAAGTGAATATGGATGATCAAAATTTCGCAACACAGCTTTGTGATGTCTTTTATTTGAGTCATGGAACAGTCAAAGTCACGAAATATCATGAAAAGGAAACGAAAATAGAAAAGACAGAAAAAACTTATCCGCCAGATGCGATTAGAGGAAATTGGGTAGATAGTTATCATTCGATAAGGCCATACACAGAGATATTTCCGAAAATGTCAATTATTATAGATTATAGACCAGGATCTGTTAACTTTCAAGAAGTATTAGAATCAAGAATTGCATCATATCTTTTTATGTATTGGGGATTAGTGCATGTTCGTCTATTTTGTTTACTATTATTAGGATTAATGGGAAGAAGTGGAGACTTTGAATTTAAAATAGAACAAATAGGAGCTAGAGGAGAAAAACCATTACCACCAAAAGTTACAATTAATAGAATGACAGAGATCTTGACAGAATATCACGGGGTTCCAATAGATGAAGAAACATATGTTGATCATGAAGATCAATCGATAAAAATGGTACTATTTTCGCAAGTATGGTATGTGAATTGTTTGCAAGGAGAAAATATAAAGATGACACATTATGAGTTAATTGATTACATAAAAGATTATACTGGAAAGGATATAAAAATCAGAGATTTAATGGAACAGCAAAATCAGGAAACAGAGTATTATGCGGAGAACGAAAAAGCCAGAGTTCAAATAACATGGAAAATGGGACCGACAACGAGAGGATGTAAAAATATACCAACACCGTCGGAGGTCGTAGAATGGTTCAAAAAATATACGCAGGAGCAGGCATTAGAAAATCAAGAAATAGTTGCAAATAAAAGA